TACATGCCAGACACATTGCAATACACTTATTCACAATCTTATGACCAATTGTCTTTAGGTGGTGAAATTGCAGGTCAAGTTTTTGGTGCAGGACAATCTGCATATGACGAATACAAAAAAACTGGCAACATTAAAAAACTAGGTGAATCATTACAACAATCTGGTGTTCAAGGTGCAACACAAGTAGCGGGCCAAGGTTTGGGCAAACTGTTTGGTAGTGAACAAACGGCAGCTGCATTTTTGGCACAAACTGGTCGTGTCGTAAACCCAATGTTAGAAATGATTTATAAGTCACCTAACTTTAGAACATTTCAATTCGACTTTACTTTTTACCCAAGAGATGAACGAGAATCTTTAGAAGTTCAGAAAATTTTAGAAAGACTTCGTTTCCATCAAGCACCTGAAATTCTTAGAGCAAACGGAACAGAATCATCAGGATTCTTGGTGCCACCTTCAGAGTTTGATATTAAGTTTTACTATGCAGGTGGAGAAAACCCAAACATTCCACAAATTGCAACTTGTGTTTTAACCACAATTGATATCAATTACGCACCAAACGGGTTCTCTGCATATGAAGTTCCTGGTGAAAACAAACCTTCTCTTGGTAGAACCGGTATGCCTGTTGCAATTCAAGCGACATTACAATTCCAAGAAACAACATATCTAACGAAAGAGGACTTTAGGAAAGATTTAGCAACATCTGGAACCCTAAGTTCTGAGAGAAAATAATGGCAAAATATTTTAATTATTTTCCAAAAGCACTATACAGTTCAAACACCAAAACATCTGGCTTAGATGAAATTACCAACATCACGGCCAGATTTGGATTTGAACAATCACTAAAAGAAAACTCATCAGCATTTTACAAATATGACTTGCAAGAAGGTGACACTCCAGAAATTGTCGCTGCCAAGTTTTATGACAGTCCAGAAAGACATTGGATTGTTTTAATGTTCAATGACATTTACGACCCACAGTATGATTGGCCATTACAGTATTCAACATTTATTGAGTATGTTGATAAAAAATATTCTGCAAATAATTATGCGGATACTGCCAATACAAGCGTAACTGGTTTATCTTGGGCAATGAATGTCAACAATGTTCATGCATATTATAAAGTAGTCACAAGAACAAATATTGATGATATATCAATTACTGAAAAATTAGAAGTTGATGCCAATACTTGGGCTAATGTGGCCGCAAGCACAACCAATTTTGTTTTGCAAGATGGTTCTAAAATTGTTCAAACCATTTCAAAAGAAAAAGAATCATACTATGACTATGAAAATGAATTGAATGAAAGTAAAAGAAGCATTAAACTTTTAAAACCAGAATTTGTTTCTGCGGTTGAAAAAGAGTTTAAAAAGGTAATTAGACAATGAGTTTTTCAGTAAAAAAGTCAACCCAGTTTAAAATAAATGAACTGGTAATTATGACTAAAGGCGGCCCAATCGACATTTCTTCCATCTACGAAGAAATCAGTATCTTTGATTCTGTTTTTATGCCTGTAATGAGTGGGCATATTATGGTTCGTGATGCGGTTGGACTTTCAGATTCTTTAATTTTTGATGGTTCTGAAACTATATTGATTGACATTTCAAAGAGTGAACAAGACCCTGATATTGCAAACTTCAAAAAGTCTTTTAGAATTTACAAACAGGCAGACAGAGTTAATAGTGGTCTGAATAGTGAGTTTTTTACCTTACACTTTTGTTCTGATGAATTGATTTATTCGAATCAACAAAGAATTAATCAGTCATACGAAGGAACATATTCAAAGGTTGTTGAAAAAATACTTACCGATTATTTAAAGATACCAGAGAATCAATCGGGTGGATTTTTTGAAGAAACTTCAGGTGTTCGTAAAGTAGTAATACCAAATTTAAAACCAATTGAAGCAATTGAATGGGTTACAAAAAGGTCACTCGACCAAAAACAATCACCTAATTATTTGTTTTATCAAAACTTAACAGGTTATAATTTTGTGTCTCTATCTAAGTTATTGACACAACCAGAATTGCTTGATATTCGATTTGAGTTAAAGAATCAAACACAGGTAAATCCTATTGAAGAAATTGGGTCTGCTCGTGCATTAGAAGTCATTTCTCAAACAGATATGTTGGAAAAAATTAAATCTGGTGTTAATGCAGGCCAGTTTATTGGTTTTGACCCAATCACAAGAACAACTGCAAAGAAGAATATTGGGTTTGGTGATATGTTTTACAATATGGAACATGGCGGTCAAACACCTAATCAATCTGTTTTTGAAAACCGTGGTGGTGTAAAAAGTACCGAGGCTTTCAATTCAAAGATTTCAATGGCGTCCTTTAATTTGGCAAAACAGTTAAGCAGTTACATTAAAAAGAATGACCCAACATCACTATCACAAAATGAAAGTATTGAGAGTTGGTTGTTTCAAAGAACTGCTATCATGGCACATCTAATGAATAAAAGAGTTAAAGTCGCCATGCCAGGTAACTTTCAATTAACATCAGGTTTTAACATCAATCTTATTGCACCAAACTTTGCGAAAAAAGAAAAAGGTGGTGATAATGAAGATACAAGTGTAAGTGGAAAATACATGATTGTTGCTTCAAGACAAATCATTAAATACGATAAACACGAAACAATTATTGAAGTTGCTTCAACAACTACTAACAATGAGTTTGTAACTGTAAGTAATCCAGAACAACTAACTCAACTATTGAATTATTAATATGTCTCAAAATGATTTTGCTGGAACAGGTCAATTCGTTTGGTGGATTGGTTTTGTTGAAAATAGAAACGACCCTCTAAAATTAGGTAGAGTTAAAGTTCGTTGTGTTGGTTGGCATGCCGATAATAAAATGCAATTGCCAACAGATGCACTTCCTTGGGCTCAAGTTTCTTTACCAACGAATGGTGTAAATACTTACTCACCAAAAGAAGGTGAAATGGTGTTTGGTTTCTTTATGGATGGTCCTATGGCACAAGAACCAATTGTTCTTGGTGTCTTTCCAAGTATCCCATTAAAAGCCGCAAACATTCAAGAAGCGTTTAGTGACCCAAGAACATCTGCACAATTAGCAACTGCACCTCGAGCACCAGAATCAAAAACATACAATACTGATGGAACTGGCATTCAAATCACAGAAAAGTCTCAAGCCAGTAATTACCCACTAAACTTAGATGAACCCACAACTTCTCGTCTTGCAAGAAATGATTCTGACACAATCACCAAAACATTTATCCAAGAACGAAAAGAAAATAAAGTAACTGATGTTCCTACTGCAACATCAACATGGAACGAACCAGAAACAAAATATGGTTCTGTTTACCCATACAACAATGTTATGGAAACTGAATCTGGTCACATTGTAGAATATGACGATACACCTGGAAAAGAAAGAATTCAGATTGCACACCGAAATGGTAGTTTTACAGAGTGGTATCCTGATGGTGACAAAGTAGAGAAAATTACAAAAGACAAATACACTATCGTTATGAAAGACGATAATGTTTATATTATGGGAGACTGTAATATTACAGTTCAAGGAAATGCAGAAGTTTATGTGCAGAAAAATGCTAATGTGAAAATTGACGGAAATGTGGAAGTAGAAGTTGGCGGTAACTATAATGAAATTGTTTCAGGTTCTTACACATTGAGGTCAGAAGGAAACATGAAAATTGATGCTCCAAACATCAACTTGAATAGTGGTACACAAGGTGCGGCTCGTATTGGTGATACTGCGGATACTGGAGATGCCGGTAATGCAGTTGGTAGCAATAAAATCGAATCCGGTTCTTCAACAGTTATTATCGGTGGTTAAGATAAATAAACGATGGCAACAGTTACTACAATAGACAATACTACAAGAACCTTCCGAGATTTGGATTTGGCGTTCACTATTCATCCTGTAAGAAAGGATGTCAATGTATTTAAAGGTGAATATGCTGTTATTAATTCAATTAAAAATCTGGTTCTAACAAATCACTATGAGCGCCCATTTCAACCTGAATTGGGTAGTAACATTCGCAGACTTTTGTTCGAAAATGTTGATTCTGTTATGGCTGCACAGATAGAACGAGAAGTTGAAGAAACAATCAACAATTTTGAACCTAGAGCTCGTGTCTCAAAAGTTACTGCAACAGCGACACCAGACGAAAATAGATACAGCGTTGTGCTTGAGTTTTTTGTTATCAATAACCCAAGCCCAATCACAATTAATTTTTTCCTAGAACGGATTAGATAAAAATGGCAGACCGTTTAAGAGTTACCGAACTTGATTTTGATACAATCAAGCAAAATTTAAAAAACTTTTTAAATCAACAATCTGAGTTTACAGATTACGATTTTGAAGGTTCTGGCTTAAGTGTTTTAATCGACCTATTGGCCTACAACACTCATTACAATGCATATTATTTGAATATGGTTGCTAATGAATCATTTTTGGATACCGCACTTCTGCGTGATTCGGTAGTTTCACATGCCAAAACATTAGGATATGTTCCATATTCCCAGAGAGCACCAATTGCAACGATTAACTTTACTGCACAGTCAGCAACAAGTAATTCTGGCAGTTTGACCATTCCTGCTGGTTTTGCATTTCTGTCAAATCAAATTGACAACACATCATATAACTTTGTAGTGTTAGATGACATTACAGTTTCAAAAGCCAATAGTCAATATTACTTTGAGAACTTAGATATTTACGAAGGTCAATTGGTGACATATGTTTTCAATTATGACCAATCATCAAATCCAAAACAAGTATTTAATTTACCTGATGCAAATATCGACACCACAACAATTAAAGTTTCTGCGGTACCTGCAATTGGTAATACACAAGTTACTGTTTATAATAAAATAACAGATGTTTTAGAAGTGACTTCTACTTCAGATGTTTTTTATCTGCAAGAAAATAAAACAGGTAAGTTCCAAATTTATTTTGGAAATGATGTTGTTGGTAGTAAATTGCCTGATGGTGCAGTAGTTTCTGTATCATATTTGGTGACAAACGGAACAATTGCAAACAAGGCCAATAATTTTATTGCAACTGCAACTTTGGTTGATTCTTTGAATGAAGGTATCAATAGTTTTGTAATTACTCCTGTTTCTGCTGCATCTGGTGGTTCACAAAGAGAAAGTGTGGATGAAATTAAATTTGGTGCACCTGCACAGTTTACTACACAGAATCGTTTGGTTACTTTTAAAGATTATGAATCTTACATTAAGAAA